TCTCGTCACACCTCCCTGTGATCTCTCGTCACAGGTGTGATCTGTCGTCACACCCTCCGGGTGGCCGATCCATTGCCACCTGACAGCGCCCGAATCGTGATGCCCGACACGTCGCAGCACACCGCCGGCCTCGAGTTCGCGCACAGTCCTGTTGACCGTTTCGCGTGCCAGACGGCACTTCTTCGCCAGGTTCTCATTCGACATCCAGAACACGTTGCCGTTCTGGTCGTTGACCGAGTCGGCGATCATCAGCTCGACCAGGAACACAGCGCCCGTCGCAGACGACCCGTCCTGGTAGCCGTGGCCGTGGCTGCCGATCACGTTCGACATGGCCTGAATACTCATTGCTGCGCCGCCAGGTCATCGCGTGCACCGTCGAGTTCGCGGGTGACTTCGTTCGGGTCGTCGGAGACAGCTGCGGCCCGTTCGCCTCGAGCCAGGCGCAGCTCCCATGCTCGACGTTCAGGAGTGGTGGCGCATCCGACGCTGATCGCGGCATTGTGGCCCAGGTTCAGCGACTTGAAGTAGGCGATGCGCTCCACCTGCGTCATCGTGTCCAGTTCCGCGTCGGTCATTGCTTTGCCTCCTTGAGACGTTTTGCTTCGGCTTGTCTGACGTTGTGTTCGAGCGACGCTGCGTGGCACCACGAGCATCGGCAGCCTTTCGTCCACCTGTAGCGGGTGCCGTGCCCGTTGGGCTTGCCTGTGCGTTTCACAGGTTCAGGTTTCGGCACCGGGCGCAGATCCGGGCCACGCGCCGCCACGATGTCTGCCCTGGTAAGGGCCGGCTCGTAGTCCTCGAGGTGGTTTCGGTAGGTGCCGCTCACGTTGCTGCCTCGCTGTCCGCCTGGGATTGCCGGATCCGTGCAGCCAGTCGTTCGGCATGTTGCGCGATGACTAACGCTGAACGCTTGCCTTCTCGGAGCTTCAGGCCGAACCGACGAAGGGCCAACACAACCTCCACATATGAGTCCGCACCGAGCATCGTCATAGCGATGATGTCGTCGTCGTCGCGGGCGACCAGGTCGCCTATCGAGTCGATACCTGCTCGAGCGAACACGTTCCGAGGCCGGGTTGATAGTTCGAGCACCGCGAGCGGTAGGTCGTAGACCTGTACCCAGGGTGAGTCGAGGTCGAAGCCGGCCAGGTCGAGCAGGCCGGGGTCCATCTGAGGCACCGAGGGAACGATCCGAACATTCACGTTGAACGCCTCCGCCGGGTGACGTCCACGACACGGCCGGCCAACCAGTCCTTTCGGTGATAGGGGCCGATACGAAGCCCGACGGAGGCGAAAGGCGGAGGGCCGGGCCGACGGTGGGCGAACCGACACGCGAGGAAGTCAAAACGTGTCGACACGTCAGGGACCGTGACCCGGCCCTCCTGGTCGAACGGCTGGTCGGCGTCTGCCGTCATACCGACAACCATTCGACGATCTGTTCCCAATCTGAGGGGCGCACCACGCCGGCGGTGACCTGGTCGCAGCCCCACAGCATCGCCAACACGTCCGCCTGGGCGACGCTGAGACGCCCGTTTTCGCGCTTCACCTCGAGGAACAGGACATGCGGCGGTTTGATCAGCACCAGGTCGGGGAAACCGGCCGTGGACCGCCTCGAGTCGTGCGTATGGTAGGTCCACCATCCGTACAGCTCGGCGGCTTGCAGGATCGTGTCCATGAACGCCTTCTCGGTCACCAGACCCGATGCCTGGTCTACGGCGGTGCGCGGCAACGTCATATCCGGGCCTTTGCCATGAGTGCGGCGACCTGGCGGCGGCCATAACCGGTCAGCGTCTGCACCAGGCCCGTGTTGCCGGCCGTCGTTGTTTCCTCGAGGCACGGCCCGCCAGGGAACGCCCGCACATAGTCGACGTAGCCGTGGTCGCGTAGCTCCTTGAGGCGTGTAGCAATCTGGTTGGCCGACACGACATGGCCGGCGGTGTTGAGCACCAGGCCGTCCATCCACAGGCTGTGGGCAGTCGCCGCCTTGCTCCACAACGCTGTCAACACCTGCGCACGTTGCGACCCGGCTTTGACGGTCGCGGCCGCTACATGCGACGTGACCGGGTGCTCGTTCGAAACGACGCCGCCTTTGTCCCACAGCGACGCCTGCGCGTTCATAGGGCTAGGACTTCCTGGGCCATTGCTAAGGCGGCCCGTTCGCACCAGCGTTCCTCCAGTTCGATGCCGATGGCGTTGCGATTGAGGTTCTTGGCTGCCCGTAATGTCGAGCCGCCACCCATAAAGGGATCACAGACCAATCCAGGCGGAGCACAGTCGATGATCCGCTGTAGTAGGCGCGGCGGTTTCTCCGTCGGATGGTCGGGATTCTGTAGACGGGGAGTCCTCAGGACTGTCCCGCGCTTCCTACCTGACCAGCCGTGGCCGTAGATCCAGACTATTTCGTGCCCGTTGATCCAGGGTAGGTCGGAGCCTGACAGACCGAACGCCGCTTTGTCCCAAACCAGTTGTCGTCGAGGGCGTCCAATCGGGCCGCGCATGTTATCGGCGAAGATCGCCATCGGTAGTCGGTCTGACCAGCCGGTGACGAGCCAATCACTCAGGGCCGCATCATCATCGCCGGGAATCACGCGCGATAGACGGCCGTATGCCGATGCCAATCCGTAAGGCGGATCAGAAACGATGACGGCCGGTTGGACTAGCGGCAGAATCTCCCGGCAGTCGCCGTGGTAGATGGTGACCTGGTCGTCCTGGTAGTAGGGCTGCATCATGCGTCGACCTTTGCGAGGAGGCCGTCTAGTTCGGCCCGGTTCATGCCGTGGCCGGCCGCCCGACCGAAGTTGCGTTCGTCCCAGACCTCACGGGCACGCTCACGGTTGCCACCGCACGCGTCGAGCAGCTCACGCTTCGCCTCAAAAGGCGTGATCGGAAAGTCGTCCGAGTTGCCCGTCGAGGCCGACGGGGTAGTGCTATCAGATGTTCCCGCCGGGGCCTGCCGGTCGGCTTTGCCCATCTCCAGCGACGACGGCCGCAGGCCCTTCGCGTTGAGGCCCAGATTTGCCAGGGCACGTCCCAAACTGCTGGTCTCGCAAGTCTCAACGGCCCACTTCTCCATGCGGCCCTCGAACTTCTCCTCGGCCCAGCCGGTCGCGTCGGGGTGCTCGACTGTGCCGTCCTTCCAGATCGACGCAACGAACAGAACCTGCGAACCGTCGCAGCGATGCAGCTCGGTGCGGATCCGGCCCCCAGGGAACCGCTCCCAGAACTCATGCACCCTGTGGTCGACGTCCTGGTAGTCGTCAGGCTTCGGCATGTTCAACCCCCACGGTTGGCTACGCGGCGCACCATAGACCATGCGCGCGACCCGTGCGCGGATACCGAAATATCTTGTCTAGATACTTGACATAGGCCGCGAGGTAGTCCATAATATGGACATGGAAGCAACAGCAAACCGACCTGAGGAGGTCACCGAAATGGATCACAAGCTCATCAAGATCACGGCAGTAGTAGCGGTTCCCGATTACGGCGGCAAGTCTGCCGTCTGCGCTCGGGACTACTTCGAGACGAATGAGGCTTACGTCATCGACTGGAACGAGACCGACCTGGCACTCGTCGAAGAAACCGGGAAGGGCTAACCGATGAGCGACTCAGTTTGTATCGCCGTCGCCGTTGTGGTGATGGCTGCCGCGTTCGTCGTGTTCTGTGCCCTCTTGCCGACGGTCACGCTGTGAGCGACACGACGAGCAGCAAGGAAACCGCCAGGTATTACTCGGCGGCGGTCTACACACACCTCACCCAGGTCCTCGACCCGGTGGATGCCCTCGAGAATGCCGTCGAAATTGCCGAGTTTGCCGAGCTGCAACTCGTGGCGACAATCCGCGAGGCCCACGCCGACGGTTTGAGCCTTCGGGCGATAGCGGCCGTGACCGGCGACTCGCCCGAAACGGTACGCAAGATCGTTCGCGCTGGTTAGCCGTTCGACGGGTGGTTCTCGATGAAGTGGGCGAACGCCTCCGGCGAGTCGAGCACGACGGTGATGCCATGCGGGGCCGGCGGCGCGTCGTCGCCCATGACAGCCAGGTAGAGGCCCGTCAGCGCGACCAGCAGCGCGGTGATCGCGCCCACCAGTTTGGTTAGGTCAGACAACGAGGCTCGAGTTGCCCTTTGTTCCGACCTTGCTCGCGGCGAACGACTTCAACACCGCGAGGCCGGCTGCTGCAGCTGCCGCAACGGCCGTGTCGGTGGTGCTGAGGTCGGTCACAACGAACACTGCTAAAAAGGCTTCGCAGGCGGTCGCGGCCGCCCTCTCGAAAAGGTCCTTGTAGCTCATGTGGTTTGCTCCCCTTCTAATGCTTGGTGGGTTTTCGGGCCAACGATGCCGTCGGCGGTGAGGCCGTGGTTGGCTTGCCAATCGGCCACAGCTTCGGCTGTTCCAGGTCCGTAGATACCGTCAACGACGGCCCCTACGCGCGCCTGGACAAAACGCACATAGGGGCCGCGTATTCGAGGCCGGCGGGCCTTCAGGGGCCTGTACGGGACGCTGTCGGCCTTCCAGACGGACTCGGGTGGCATAGGGCCGGCGAATATGCCGGTATGGCGGCCGGCCTGTACGTGCCAAGGCTCGCCCGGCACCGTTCTGAGAAGTGACCAGCCGTCGAGCACCTCATGCACCTGAGACCAGGACACAGGGCCGACACGCGTCAGGTCGCACGCCCAGGCCCAGTTATCGGCGGGCTGGATCATGTGGTAGGACCCTCGGAAACCGGGCGCAATGACCCTGTCAGGGTCAGCGGCTAAGTTCGCCCCGACTGCCCCGTTGCGCCACCTCGCGTACAGGTGCCGCTGCGCGTCCATGCTGCGTGCCCCGGACTCGATGCGTACATGGTCGCGCATCAGCTGAGACGACCAGAACGCGCCCGCGAGTCTGAAGACAAGCACCGGGTGCAGGTGCTCGACGTCTTCGTCTCCGTCATCGCGGTACGGCTCGAGGCCGGCTACCAGGTCGGCGTGTTTCATGCTTCGAGGCCGGCCAACTCGGCCAACGCATCCGCGTCGCCGGCCGCCGCACGTCCCGCCAGGTCGAGTTCAGGAGACTCCTGCTCATATTCGGTCAGGAAGTTGCCGTCGCTGTCACACGATGGGGCCTCAGGGCTGCTCAGGTGCTCGTCTTGGCGTTCTGCCATGACAATCCACGAGCACACCGCGTCGGCGGTGTCCGAGGTGATCGTGAGCGTCTTTCCCGATAGCGACCATTCGACGGCGTGGCCTGACGAGGCGACCATCGACCACGGGTTACGGCACAACGCCTCCCAGGTGCCGTCGGTCATGTTCGAGGCTTCGTCGAGGTCGACGGTTGCCGCACCGCCTGACAGGGTGACCGTCCCGCGATATATGAGGTCGTTTCGCGGCCCTTCGATCGACGCATGGCGCAGCCGCCAGTCTCCGCCCTTGATCGGGTGGACAATGTCGAACGTTTTCGTGCCGGCCGTGAACTCGCCTACGCAGTTGACGGTGCCGTCGGCAACGATCGTGAGACGGCCAACGCCGGCTGTCGCCAGGGCGATCGAGTTGGTGTTATATCGGAACATTCCGCAGTCGGTGTCGCCGGAAAACGAATACGACACGTTCCCAGCAGAAGCCGAGCCGGCCGCAGCAGCGAGAATCTGCGTGTTGACCGTGCCGATCGTGAAGTCGTAATCGCCATCAACCGTCAATGCGTTGGTCAGCGTGTAAGCACCAGACGAAACCGAGATCGTGTCGACGTCCAGAACAGATACCCAGGCGGACCCGTTGTAGACCTGCAACTCGTTCGTGTCGTTGAGGTAGCAGACCATGCCCTCGGCGAGTGTCGGTTCGCCTGCGCCGCCGAACGCGGCATCACGGTTCGCGCTCGCCGCATAGACGCCCACGACCTGCTGCAACAGGGCCGTGTTGATGTCCGTGTCGCCGGATGCGCCCACCACGTCGCCGGCCGCCCAAAGTTTGTGTCCTGCTCCTGCCATGTCTGCTCCTAGTAGTCGACGAACGCGAGTTTAGTTGTGGTCCCAAGTGTCGACATCGACGCATAAGGGCCGGTGCCGTCGGTGTCGAGCACCCAGTAGCCGCCGGTTGGCGACAGGTTGAACGTCGTCTCCCACCGGTTCGCGTCGGCCCGGTGCGTGATCCCTTCGAGGACCACGTCCTGGGTGACCGTCGACCCGGTCTTCGGGTGGCGGCGCACCTGGTAGAACATGCCGGGATCGGATTCGATAACGATTTCCCACAGGTCGCCGTCGGCTTGCGGGAGCAGTTTGAGTGCGCCGACACGGTCGCCGGGTTCCTTCTGCCGGTCGACCAGGAACGCGCACCACTCGGTCGCTGCGTCAGCGGTCGACAGCATGATCGCGGTTTTGTCGACGGCGCGGACGCCATACCGGGTCTTCGACAATGCGTTGGCGGACTGGGTCGCGGTGGTCGACGTGCCGTACAGCGTCGCGTCGGCCTGGTTCACGATCTTGTCATCGTCCCAGAACATGGTCACGTCATGGAACGGCAACCAGCCGGAATCGGCGCCCGTGTCGTCGGTGAACTGCGCGACAAGCTTCCCGTCGCCCGACAGGCGTTCGGTGCGGCTTGCCACGTCGATATCTTTGGTGAGCCGGGTCGAGTAGACGGTGCCGACCTCGGCGTCGTTAACCTTGTTGATCTCGTCCAGGACGTTCATCGACGTCGTGTACGCCTTCTCGGGGACGGTCTGCACGGCTGTCGTTTGGTAGGCGATCGCCACGGCCTGGTTCGACATGCGGATGAGCGCCTGTATGCGTTCGCCGGATCCTTCCTCCGCTTCGGTCGATGCGTCGCATTTTGCCATCGCCAACGGCTTGATCCAGTCGACCGCTTCGATGATCGTGACCTGGTCGTGGCCGCCGCCCTGCTGCCGTTGCACCCAGCGTTCGACGAAACCGGAGAACATGTTTCGTTCGGTCGAATCCGACGGATCGACGACGATCACCTGTATGGCACGACCGGGCAGCACCTCGGTTGCGCCGCTGTCACGGTACGGCGACGACGTGTTCGCCGGATCTAGGCGGCCATTCGTGTTATCGACGACGAGGACGCACCGGCCGGCCTGGAGCTTGTCGAGGGCGTCCTTCTTGCCGCGTGTCATATACAACTGACGGACCGGGTTCGCTGTCGAAATGGTCGTGTAGCCCTCGCTCGACGTCGTGTCGTTCCAACCCTGGTCGAATTGGACTTTGACGATTACTTCGGCGGTTGTCATGTCCCGAATTCGAGGTCGTGGTTCCGGTACTTCGTGCGAACCAGCTCGGCCTGGATCATGTCGGCCAGCTCGTAGTTCGAGATGACGGACCCCTGGACGGTCACGTTGACGGTCGGTGCCGCCATGCCGCCGAAACCGCCGCCGGCCCTGTCCAGCGGGATGATCGCCTCAGGGCCGGCCTCGCCTGCCAGAACGAGCTGCGGCGACTGGATTATGCCGCCGGCTGCCAGGGTCGGAATGTCGGGGAACACGTCGAAACCGCCGAAACCCTTCCCGCCGACACCAGGCACCCACGACGGAACGTCGATGCGCGGGAACCTGAGGTCGGCCATGTTCCATATCGTGATGAGGCCGTTGACCAGGGCTTTGCCGAACGCCTGGCCCAGGTCGGCGAGGAGGCCCACGCCGGCGATCGCAGCGTCGACCATCAAACCGGGCAGGTCCTTGAATGTGTCCACGATGAAGTCGACAGCGGTCGACACGATCGCTTTGAGGGCGTCGAATGCGCCCGCGAAGTCGCCCTGGAACAGCGCCACGACGAGGTCGACCACGTTCTGTATCTGTTTCCACAGGTGTTCGAAGTAGCTGACGACCAGGTCGATGGCTGGTTTGATCGCCGGGTAGAGGTCTTCAGCTATCCATGCGGCCGCGACCTGGATTGCCGCAACGGTGGCCTCGACGGCGACGATCACGGCGTCGATAGCGACGACCATTGCCTCCATCGTCGCCGCCGCCGCCGGTCCGAGTTTGGTCATCAGATCGTTTTTCAATATGGCGAACTTGTCGGTCAGGGTTTCGGTCGCGTCCGCCTGTTCTCCTACCAGGCCGACGCCGTCGCCCAGGAGGCCGCCGAACGTCTCCAGCTCGAGGTTGCCGTCACGAATCGCGGTCGTCATCTCCGACCCGGCGGTACCGAACGCCTCCGACGCAATCGAAAGGGCGTCGGTTTCGGTTGATGCGTTGGCGATCTGTTCGACTATGTCCTCGAACGCCTGCCTGGGATCGCCGCCGGCCTCGGCTACATCGCCGAAGAACTTCTCGAGCTTCGGGCCTACGGCCACTATGTCGATTCCGCTCTGTTCGAGCATTCCGAAGATGGCGACCGTTTCTTCTGCTTCAAAGTTGGCTGTGGCGAAAATCGGGCCGAACTTCTCCATCTGGCCCAGCAGGTTGTCCATCGGTGCGCCGGTCGCCTGCGAGATTCGCAACAGGTCGCCCAGCAGCTCGTCGCTTTCCTCGAGCGGCACGTTGAACTGCGTCATCTGAGCGTCGAGGCGCGCTATCGCATCGCCGACGTCCATGTCGGTTACGCGGGCGAAGTCCAGGAACAGGCCCGTGGTCGCCTCCAGGCCCTCTCCGGTCGCACCGAAGAACGTGTTCACGTCGGCTATCGCACCAGCGACCACCTCGGCCGTCTCCGGGACGGTGCGTAACACATCGCTGGTTTGTGTCTTGAGGTCCTCGAGGGCGTCGCCGGTCGCACCGGTGCCCTTGATGAGGATGTTTTCCATCTCCTCGAAGTCGAGGCCGGCCTTCACGAACGCTGCGCCCAGGCCGACCGCTATCCCGATGCCGGCACCCTTCAGGGCGCTGAACGCCTTAGACGCACCCTTCGAGAACTTCCCGACGTCCTGCTCGGCCTTGTCGAGCTGCTTCTTGAACTCCTTCGCGTTCGCCGAAAGGGCTACGTCGATCTTCTGTGTCTTCTTCTTCGCCATTACGTCAGGCCCGCCTTCTTGAGCAGGTCGTTACGCATCTTCACATATGCGTCGACCACCTCGTCGCGGACGTCGTCGAGGGCATCGGACAGGAACGGCTGCGCTTCGATGTCTCGAGCCTCCCATCCGTAATGTATGGGACCCGCATATGGGACTTTCGACGTCAGGCTCGGGGTGCCGGCGGTGACCTTCGCGCCGCCGACGGCCTTCGTCGCGTTGATCGTCTTTTGCAGCGCACCGGAACGCACCGGAACGATCTGCCTGGCGCGTGCGGCGACGATCTCGCCCAGGGCCTTGTTGCCTGCCTTCAGCTCGGCGACCATGTCGTCGCCGGCTTCTTTCATGGCCTTCTGGAGGGCGGAGGAGTCAATGTAGATGGCTACGTCTGGCACGCCTGTTCGCCTCCTTCGTTCGTTCGTTGTGGGCTGCCCTGATCGCCCTGACGACATCAGGCGGGGCCTCGAGCAGCGCTGTGATCGGCTGCCCGGTGGCTAACGCGAGGTCGGCCAAATGGAAAGTCAGGCTGTATCGACTAAAGGGCTGGTGTCGTTGTCCATCTCCAGGTTCTCGACCTGTTCTATGAACTGGTCGAATGGCGGCACGGTCTTGCCTTCGTGTCGGGCCTGTTCCCAGGCCAACCACACCAGGTGCTCCAGCGCCAGCGATCCGTTCGACAGGGCCTGAATGGACAGCTTGAAATGCCGTTCGAACTTCACGAACGTCCCGATGGACGGTTTGACCGCCCATTCGGTGCCGTCCTCGAGCTGAACCCGGATGTTGAGATCGATCATCGCACTATGACGTCGCTGTCGAGATTGCCCCGGTCACGGGCCAGGTGACACTTACTTCGGCCAAATCGCCCACACTCCCGTCGATGAACGGCAGCTCGGTCACCAGGCACGACCCGGTTTTCTTCGGGTTGGTCGCCGACACGGCCGCACTCGTCGGCGTGATCGTGACCGCGACCGCTGTCCCCAGGAGGCTCGCCAAAGTGGCGTAAACCTCGGACGCGGCGAAGTCGTTCAGGAACGTGATCGACACGCTCGAGTCCTTGATTCCGCCGATGCGGGAGACGTTCGTCTCTGACATCGCCGTTGTGACGAGGTCAGCACAGGTTTCGTTGAACCCGCTGATGCTGGTTATGTGGTCGGTTAGGTCCACAGAGTTCACTGTCACGGTGACAGTATTAGACATAAACACGGCCATGATTAGCCTTCCTTCTTGGTTGTCGGTGGTGCGGCCAGGTGGCCGCTGGAGATGAGGGCCTCGATGTTGCAGCCCTCGAGGTCGCCATCGGTGACGGTTCCCCCTGGTTCGACGCCGGCAACCGTTCTGGTGCCGGCGACCTTGTAAGTCGTCATGTGGCGAATACCTCCACGTTGAAGATTGCGCCGACGTACTGCGAGTCGGCGACGTTGACATTTCCGTAAGCGGTGCAGCTCGTCACCTGGGACGTCGAAGCCTCGCCGCCCAGCGTCGTGTCGCCCCGGATTGCGG